TCCATGAGTAACTTTAGTAACTCTATGCCAAACAAAACTAGGAAAAACAATAATTGATCCTTTTGGCAAAGTTTTTTCTATTTTATAAATTTTATTTGATTTTTCTCCAGGTGGTTTCGCATTAAGACAAAATTCTAAATCGCCACCCATATATTCTGATGGATTTGATAACTGACAACTCATAGATATTTTTCTAATTTTATTACCCTTAACCTTTCTTTTTTCAGATTCTTTAAGAGTAAATTGATCTTGATGCCAGTGATAGTATTGACCTACTTTATATTTTGTAAATTGATTTGGTTCTGTCCAGTCCCACTTAAAATTCCAACCAGCATTTTTATTAGCTATATCAATATAAGGTTCAGTTTCTTTATAAATCCATTTACCTTCTAACCAAACTATTTTTGAATCTCTTGTTTTTTTTAAATGATTTAGTTTTTGTTTTTCAGTGCCACTTATTTGTTTACCTCCCACGACTCCATAATGATCTTTTAAAGTATTACCATACTTAATAATATCATCACAAAATCTTGGCGTTAAGGCTGATTTAAAAATCCATATGTACTCATCAAGTAACATATTATTTGTCAGTGTAAGTTATTTTTAAAATCATATTTAAATGGTGATTTTCTTGTTTATTAGTTATGTAAAAAGGCATTTTTGAAGGAAATAAAATAAACTTATTATTTTTTAATGGTATATCCCACATTAATTTTTCTCCATCGTTTTCATACATAATATGAATTATGCAATCATTTATGTGAACACCATATAGCATTGTAAAATCAGAATTCTTATCTATTTCTAATTCTGTAACTTGATTTGAATAACATATTCTTCCGGAATAATTTTGACTTTCTAAATGAACATCTTCATAGGCAGCTAAATTTTCTCTAACATATGTATCAACTATATCAGTTGCTTTACAAAAATTTAATTTTTGACCGGTAATATAAGTTTCTATTATTTTAGATGCTATTTCAATAGGATTAATTTCAAAGCCTTCTGGCATTGAAACATTTTTATGATATATAATTTTTTCTAATAATACTTTCTTTTGCATACCACATTTTTTTTATATACTATGCTAGATGATCTGTCAATTCCCAACCCTTTGTATTATCGCCTTGATGTAATGTTTCATTCCAACGATATTCCCAATCATGCGTTCCTGCAATATTTTGTGAAACCTGTTCGTCCGGTAATGATGGAGGAGCTCCAAGTGGGCAATCCCACGTTGCTGTTGTAGTATTTTTTGTCCATGAAGGGTAAGGTTGTGGTGGCCAAAAAATTTGATTATCAACATCCCATGTAAAACCTATTCCAGCATAATTACCTCTAAAAGGTGTACCGTCTAATTTATGTGTGTTACCAATTGTGTTATATGAAGTTTTAATCCATTTTTCAGCAGGCCAATTGTGATGATGTTGTAAATGATTCTGACCTAATGTCTCTTGTTCTACTCCTTCAGCGTCAACTATTTCTCTGTTATCCAAAGTTAAAACTGTCAGTACAACATTGTTGTCATCTATTTTTGCATAGTGTGCCATGTTATTGAAACTTATACCTTATAATTACAGCTCCGCTACCACCGCTACCACCTGACTTTTGTTGTTGTCCTGGAGATCCACCTCCGCCACCACCACCAGTATTTGTACCACCTGGGCCACCGTTAGCTCCTAATTGTCTTGATGTACCAAACTCGCCTCCAGTTGTTGGTGAAACACTACCATCACTACCAGCGTTAAGAGCACTCATACCCCCCTCACCAGCGGTTATACTAGCTGTGTTTGGACCTGCGGGTGTAAATCCATTTGGTCCTCCAGATATACCTCCGCCACCACCACCGCCAAGGCCTCCTGGTCCTGCTACTCTATTTCCTTGTCCTTGATTGCCTGGAGGGGCTTCTCCACTTGGAGGATCTTCACCATATCCTCCTCCGCCGCCACCGGCCCAATAATGATTATTTCCGTCTATATTATTTTGATTTCCTTGACCACCAGCACTGCCTCCACCTAATTGACTAGTGGGTCCATTTTGACCTGGTTGTGCGGCACCACCCCCACCACCAGCATTACAAGCACCTGATCCTGAATTTCCTTTTCCACCATCATTTCCTTCGGGTGGACTAAAACCTCCTGCATTTCCTGACCCACCGGGTCCTTTTCCACGGCCTCCGCCGCCACCGCCAGATCCTCCTGGTCCACCACGATTTGTTGGATCACCTCCTGCTTGAGCACCGCCTCTACCACCACCAGATGATGATATACCTAATCCTGAAGAAGCACTTCCAGCACTAGCTTGGCTTCCGCATGATTGAGGACCAACTCCTGAACCACCTCCACCGCCACCACCAACTGTAATTGGAAAACCTTGAACACTTACGGGAGTTGCAGAACAAGTTGGAAAATTAGTTCTATAACCGCCGGCACCTCCACCTCCAGCTCCTTTTCCTTGACCTGCGCCACCGCCACCACCAGCAACGACTAAATATTCTACAGTGGTTGAACCTGCAGGATTACCTGCACAAGCCACACAAAATGTACCAGGACTTGTAAAAGTATGAATTTTAAAATCACCTGAAGTTGTTTCAGTCCCACCAGAGGCTGATATAAATTTTGCACCTCCACCACCGGATCCAAAACCTAAAATCTGATAACCAAAACCTCTAGTTTTTTTTGATTGAGTATTTTTTGTGTTCTTACCAATAGTAAGATTTTTATCTATATTTTTCATATTCTATCCTCTTATGCGTCGTTAGCAGCGTCAGTAGTAAAGAATATTTTTACACCTAAAAGTTTTGCATCAGCTGTTAGAGTATCTTCTGATACATCTCTAGATATTTGAAAAAATACCTGTTCATCTGTGCTAGGTGAACCGGCAATAGTTACTGCACCACTTTCTGCTGTGACATCTAAATCGTTCGCTGTTCCACTGTGGGCTTTTGCTGTTGGTGCAACTTGTGTACCAAAAGCTGTATTGATACTGTCATTATCCGCAATAGCGACACCAGATAAACCCCACGAAACAGTACCTGTGTTTGTTGAATCTGCTGTAAAGAAAGCTTGAAAAGTTATTGTGCCCTCATTCCATGATTTAGGAAAAGCAATAGCAAATTGTGCAAACTCATCTGAATCTTTATCAAAGTCAAAAGTTTTAATTTCTGGACCATTTGATAATTCAACTTGAGCTAAATCTGCACAACCATTTGTACTGTTAGGATACATAGCAACTGCTGGCACCCAAATACTTTCTTTACCTGCAATCTTAATTGCACCTGTGTTATCTCCACCGTCTACGGCTTTAGCAACACCAGTTCCGTTAGGAGCTATTGTAATATCTCCATTACTTCCATCTGTTATAGTTATTGTTCCAGAGTTTGTTCCTGAATTTGTATCTAAAATTAAATCATGTGCACCACTTGATGTTAGAGTTGCATTAGCTGCACCTGTACCAATTTTAGTTTCACCTGTTCCTTTTGGAATCAAAGCGATGTCTACGTTTGAATCACCACCTGTTGCTGATATGCTAGGTGCATTACCAGTTGCAGCATTTGTGATATCAAATTGATTTACTGCAGATGCCGTAGTTTGAAAAATTATTTGTTCGTTTCCGTTCTCATCATTAATTCCATGAGCATCATCGAATGCTATATTAAAACTATTAGTATCAAGATCTCCACCTAATTGTGGTGATGTATCAGCAGCAACACTTGCTATACCAGTTCCGATTGCAAGAGTTTTAATATTTGGATTTGTGCTATCATCTCCTGCAGCAAAAACAATCTTATCGCCCTTGTCTGTTGCTGAAAAAGTAAACGAGTCTCCTGAACCCGATGCATATTTAAACTGTACAGTATAAGCACCTGAAGTCGAGTTTCTTAAAAAATAAAAAGTTTGAGCATCTAATGGAATTGTTACGATCTGGTTTCCTGTGATTGTGCCTGTAAATTCTATCATTCTATGAGACATGACAGCACCAGTTGCTCCGTCAGAAACTGAAAGAGCTGTAGTTTGTGCACCGCCAGCTATTGATTGCTGTGTAAATCCACCAGATATTTGTTCAATTAATTGTAAATTTGTATTAGTTTTTGTACCCCATGTACCGGCATTTTCACCGGTTGCTTGAAGTTCTATACCTAAAGGCGTAAATGTTGATGCCATATTTTATCTCCTATGCAGCGTCACTATAACTTGTATTTGATCCAGTTGCAACATCTGTATACGATGAATTTGAGCCAGTGTCAATGTCTGAATATGCTTGAATTCCAAACCCTGAAGAAGTACCAAATGCAGCTACAGAGGCAGTCGCAGATTGACCTGTTATAGTAGGGGACACATTTCCTATTATTGAAACAGATCCTAAACTAGATGTAGAAGATAAACCTGTTACACCCATCACATCTGCAGGAGATAATGATCCAACAGAAGATGTGATTGATTGACCCGTTGGAATAACTATAGGGTTTGTGGTTATACTTATATCACCAAGTGATGATGTAACATCTAATCCAGTTACACCCATTACATCTGCAGGTGATAATGATCCTTGTGATACAGTTGCTGATTGTCCTGTTGGACTCATAACATCTGCAGGTGATAATGATCCTTGTGATGCGGTCGTTGATTGACCTGTTGGAGTTACTGAAACATCTCCAACTGTGGTTGTTGAACCAAGACTTGTTGTTGCAGATTGTCCCGTTGGGGAAACAACTGAAGTTAAATCAAAACTTAATGTGCCAACATTTGTTGTTGCAGATAAACCTGTTAATTGTGCTACAGCATCATTTGCTCTTCCATAAGCTTCCTCGCCCCAACCCTCACGGCCCCAACCTACTTCGTTATATGCCTCTATGCTTCCAACACTAGATGTTAAACCAAAACCAGTTACAGATACACTGTTATCACCAATCTGACCCCACTCACCATTGTTCCAAGTTCTACCACCCCAACCTTTTTCATTGAAAGCTTCTATTGAACCAACAGATGAGGTTAAACTTAAACCATCTAAAGTTACAACAGGATTAAAACTTTCTCCAAAAGGCCCAGCATTCCAAGAATTTCTACCCCAACCATTTGATTGAAATGATAATAATCCGTCTGCATTTACTGAAGCAGTTGCAGATACACCAGTTAATTCAACAGTGTTGTCACCAATCTCTCCCCACTCTCCAACACTCCAACCAGTTCCACCCCAACCTTTTAAATTGAAAGCTTCTGGTGAACCGACAGATGAAGTTATTCCTAAACCTGTAACTTGACTAGCTACCGTGTCTGATTGCCATGAGTTATCACCCCAAGAATTTTGTCCCCAGGTAGTTGACATAAGGAGTTCCTCCTTATGCTATTCTAACTATAGCGTTTGATGCGTCTGCTGCTGGAAATTGAATTGTAAAAGTTCCGCTTGTTACAGTTTTGTCTGATCCAAAATCAATCGCGCAGACCGCTGGATCACCTGTTGCCGAATCATTAAAAATTAAACACCCTCTCGCCGTAAAAGAAGCTGATGTAAAACTTGTATCTGCAAAATCACAAACTGCAGTTGTACTATCAGCAACCGGTGTAACACTTGTAAGAGCATTTCCTTTTGCTGTGTATCCAGATCCTGATACTTCGTTTGATGTTGTATATGCTGTAGTAGAAGCTCCTAATGAAGCTGAACTTGTGTATAAAGCTAAATTAAATGTATTACCAGAAGATGCTGTAAAATCATGCACCCCTTTTAAAATTTCTACTTTGAAACTTGTACAAATTGCCGATGTTATTGCCATGTCTTAATCTCCTATGGGTTTGCCGAGGTTACTGGAATACGAACAGCGCCATCAGTATAGTCATCTCTTCGTCTTCTACC